CTATGGGACTCGAGGGTATCTTCCTTGATATCGTTAAGAACCCCTCCCAGGCCGCTAGTGCTGCGAGGTCCCACTAATGGCCGATAACAGCGAATTCTTGATTGAAGAGGTTGCCGAAGGGGCTGCGCTGAAGGCGGACAACGGGGCGGGGGCCAAGTTCTCTTGGACTGCGGCAAAGCGAAGCATGCCCTTCAAGCCTTGGAACTTCGGGGGGCAGCAACGCACTATCCGGGTGGACTACCCAGGAGGGGACTCGCCTACAGAGCAAGTCTTAGGCCCAAACTTTACACCCTTCACCCTCTCTGGGGTTTGGATTGACAAGTTCAACCCACTGGGTTTGCTTCAGACCGGCAAGGGGGCCGATCCTGTCTCTACCCAAGCCAGCGGTATCGTAGGCTACGCCAAAGAGACGATGCAAGCTTTCGAGGCCATGGCCCGCCGGGGTAACAAGATTCGTCTCTCCTTCCAGGATGTTGCTATCGAAGGGCTTATCACGGCTTGGGAGTTTAGCTTCGAGCACGAAGGAAAGATAGGCTACAGCTTTACCTTTTCCCCTCACCAACGCCCCGGGGGGGACCAAATCACTAACCGCCCCTTGCGGCAAGTGGTTAAGGACCCCTTCACTAGCGCCAAGGATATCCAGAACTCCGTTGACTACATGCAAGCTAAGCAGAACGTTGCCGATGCTCAGCGAATCTTGAAGGGGCAGACTTTTGAGGAAAACAAGTCTTTGCTCCAACAGCTTCAAGACGGGGCTAAGGAGATGAGCGATCTAATCAACCAGCGCTCCACCTCCACGGACGATGCCCTGAGCCCCGCGCTCGCGTTGCGCAAGGCCGTGGCTATCTCCTCTTCTATCATCGGCACCTCAAGCGACATTATCACGGGCCTTGCCGGGCTGAAGTCTGATACAGCTGTTGCTTTTCAAGACGCGATGGCCGTGCTTCGCTTTGAGGTTTGGACTCGCGGCATGAGCGCCCAAGCGCGCGTAACCATCTTCAATACGCACGAGACTAGGGAATCCTTTACCAAGCAAACGGACCCCAACGCTATTGCTCTGTATCGGCCCTTTAAGAATGAGTCTCTCTACTCCATCTCTCAGAAATTCTATGGAACCCCTTACAACTGGCGCTTGATCAAGGAGCGTAACCGCCTCACCTCCTCCAACTTGACTGGGACCGAGCTTCTAGTAATCCCAGAGGTTACGGCATGAGCCGGATCTTTTACCCAGAGTGCCAAGTGGTGCTCAAGGCTATCTTTGAGAACTTCGGGGAGACTAAGCGCCCTATCGTTTTCAATGCTAAGCCGCTATCCGTCTCAATCCAGCGCAATTCCTACAAGCAAGCGGATTCCTTTTCTATTGAGATTGATGCCAAGGATCTCCCTGTGGTTCCAGCCATGATCCGCAGCATGGGGATTGAGGTGTACCTTTACAACAAGGAATCCCTCAAGCAAAAGGCTACCTTTGCGGCAGGGGCGGGCAAGGCGGGATCTACTCTCCAAACCGAAAGCCTCACCCTCAAGCCTGCCATCGTAGGTATCGTGGATGATGTTGAAGTGACCTTTGGGTCCGATGGACGCTCCCTCAGGATTGACGGGCAAGACTACACTACCCTTTTCATTGAGCACCAACTCAAAGAGCGAAAGAACCTCACGGGATTGCGCTTGGATAAAGCGCTAGAGAAGCTTATCCGAGAAGTGGATATTACCGGAGCTATGTCTCTCACGGTGGAATTCTCTGGGTCACTTCCCAAGGTGGGCTCCTCTGTCACCAAGACCAATAAGAAAGGCAAGCCGGTTGAGCCGGGGACTCCTTATTGGGACTACATGTATCAGCTTGCGGTGGAGCACGGCTTCATTCTATTTGTTCGCGATCTAGAAGTTGTCCTCGCTGCCCCCAACGATATCTTTGACAAGACGGACGTTACCCCCTCTCGCCAGTTTCAGCTCACCTGGGGAAAGAACATCTCTCAGCTAAGCCTCAAGCGTCATATGGGCAAAGAGGCCGTGCCTCAGATCCGGGTGGTTAGCTATGATGATCGCACTCGAAAAACAGTGGTAGCAGACTACCCCACCAAGGCTATCAAAAAGGCTTCCTCTACAGGGACAGAGCGTAATGAACGTCAAGTCATTGCGGTAAGAGGGATTACCAACGGTGATACCCTCAAGCGTTACGCTCGCACAGTCTTTGAGCTTTTGGGAAAGACTGAGCAAGAGGTTTCGATCTCCACCAAGGAACTGCTAGACGAAAAAGACGCTAACCTTATCTACGCCAAAGCGGGGGATTCCGTCAAGCTAGTTTTCAACAGCTACAATAACGACGAGTTCCGTGGGGTGTATGAGGCAGCCTTTGCGGCTTACCTTCAGCAAGATCCTGTCAACCCTCTCTCGCCAGAAAAGGCCGCTGAGATCGCTCGCTCCTCCAAGATCTCCGACACCTTCCAAGTTCCTTTCTACGTGAAGGAAGCACAGATCGAGTGGAGCCACACGGACGGTTTCAACCTTACACTGGAGATGATGAACATCGTTGTTCCAGAGTCTCTCCGGCCTAAGGGAGACATTGAGGTGGCCGAAAATGCCAGCTAAGCGGAGAGGGAAAAGCGTAAAGCGTATGGACCTCAGCGCCATGAAAGAGGCGCTCAAGGATCAGCGTTGCTGGGCTTGCCTTGGCATTGTCAAGTCCGATGACAACGGAAGCTATTACGAGCTGTCTAGCGAGGATGTTTTGGTGGACGTGGAGCTACAGCCTTCGGGTACCCAGATCACCGCTCGTCTCGGGACTGTGGGGGGCTCCTTCGGCGCTGGGGTGTGGGCCATCCCTCCTGAAGGGGCTGAGGTGATTGTTATCATGCCCGAAGGGGATTTGGCCTTTGCTCCTGTTATCGTGGCTCTGTATTCCTCCGGCGATGTTCCGGCGGGAATGGCCGTCAATACCATCGTGGTGGCCTGCCCTCCTGGGGGAAAGATTCTGATTCATGACGGGGCAGGGGGCACCGACGAGCTAGTCAAGAAGACCGCGTATGAGGCGCATATCCACCCCACGGGGACTGGCCCCTCAGGTATTGCAAATAATGCAACGGCTCCCGCTTCTTACACCTCCGTCCTGGAGGCTAAGTAATGGCTATGTCAAGCGCTACGCTGTCCTCCGAGCTTCAGAACGTTGTCCCCGAGGATACCGAGGCTGATGCAATCCAGAACCTTGCGAGCGCCTTTGCGGACTACTGTGCTACGGCTTCGGCCTTGACCACGCTTACGGCTGCGGGGAAGGCTCTGGGACGGGCTGCCTTCGTTACTACGGCTGTGGGCATCTCTGCCTCAGGGGCAGGGGCCGCGAAGCTTGTAGCGGCTATCCACGCTTTCTGGACGGCGGTTGCCGGGGGCTTGGCTGCCTCTTTCTCCGGGGCCACAGCCATTGTCCCCGCCTTCGCTTCGCTTACCAGTGCGGACCTTCAGCCGGTCTTTGATTCCAACACCTCTAGCTCAGCCTCTATCTCGGCTGCGGCCTCCGCCCTCGCTACGGCTATTCATGCTAAGAAAGGAGGGGGGACGGTTACCACTCCAGGCCCAACTGTTACTCCGATTACGTAATGCCTATACCAACATTCAAAACTCCATATTACATCGGGGTCGGATTGGCTGGGGATGCGGCCACCACGTTTGATCTAGGGTGGTTCGGGGCCGCTTCGGTTGGCGGAATCAAAGCTGGAGACTACGCAGTAATTTTGTGCAATTCGGGGGGCGGAACTTCGGCCGTAACTGTCACCCCACACGGCGGGGAAACGTGGGAGTACGCGGCTAACATTGCCATGACCGGAACCTTCGCCGGGACCAACCCACACAAACTACATGTATTTGTTAGCCGAGTAACACAAGCTCTCTTGGATGCTAATGGGGGCACCATGCCTGCCCCCACGCTAACCCGTTCAATAGCTGGCGATTATCTCACAGCTCGAATGCTGGGCTTTCGTGGAGTTAGAGAGGAAGGCTCGGCCGCTAGCGCCATTGATGTTTTTGGAACCTTTGCGCACTCCTTGACTACAGTAGAAAGCTCTCCGGTAGATTTTGTCCAACTAACTACTACCAAACACAATTGCCTCTTAGTAGGTATGCTGGGGACAGGAGACGATAACCTTTCTATGGCGGTTAGCACGCTAACGCTAACGAACGGCTTTGACCCCCGAGAGCGCTTTGATGAAGGAGTAACTACGGGCGGAGGGGGCCAAATTTATGCTTGTACAGGCTACAAAGAGACAGCTGGGGCTAGCGGTGTTTGGAGCGGGGTTTTAACAACCGGCTCACGACAATTTTCTAAAATTTCCATCGCTTTAATGCCTCCGCAAGAAGATGATCTCGCATCTCTTTTTGGGGATGGGTTTGGGCCGGTAGTGTCCGCCCTAACCCCCGCTAGTGGAAGTTCTCTCTTGAGACATCAACCTATTACTTTCAATTTAGCGGACGTGGATGGTATCAAAGATACTATCCTTACCTGTAGGTTTGAGGGGGATACGGATGCTATCCTGATCTATGATGCGGCTGGGTTTAGCGGTAGATGGGTTTATTCTGATGTGGTGGACACTATTTCCCTAGGTAATGTGGTTAACAAAGCCTTCTCTATCATTCCCGCTGGGGGGTGGGTGAGAGCCCCCATTGAGCTAAAAGTAAATGGTTACGACTTGTTTGGTAAGAAAGAGGGAGTTGACGTATGAGCACTTACTTTTGGACACTCCCTAGCTCCCCCAACCAGAACCCCGAGATCGCGGAGATTGATCGGGCTCAGCAGCAGTTCTTTGGGACCGATATCCGTTTCCGTAACGATTACTTCGTGGATCGTACCGGAGACTACATGCTTGATGCGGGGATAGAAGCTTTGCGCCAAGCGATCTACCGCCGTCTTCTCACCCGCCCTGGGGAGTATAAGCACGTCCCGGAGTACGGGGTGGGGGTCCAGTCCTACCTCAAGAGCCGGGCTACCCGAGACAACCTAGAGCGGCTCAAGACTGCTATCAAGACCCAACTCCTCAGGGATCCGAGGGTGGAGGCTATCGAGGATATCGCGATAGAATCAGGGGAGTACGTTACCAAGATTGGTATCAAGATCCACGCGGCTGGCCGAGCCCTTCGCTTTACCCCCTTTGAGTTTTCAACCGGAGTCTAACCCGTGCCTATTGCCCCATCCTTCGATGAACTAGAGCAGATTGGACGAGCGGAAGCGATTGTCCACCGTCCAGATCTTCAGTTTAACGAAGGGGACGTTAGCGAAATGCTTGTCAAGTCCGCTGCGGCTATGGCGGACAAGTGCATTGATTTCACGGCTCAGTCTTTCAAGGCTACCTATCTAGACGGTGCGGAGGGAGCGGACCTCACGCTCCTGGCTAGCGATCACTGGGGCATTGCTCGATTTGATGCTGTCCAGGCCATCGGCTCGGTTTCGTTCACCCGTCCCACGGCTGGGGCTGGGGCTGGGACTATTACGGCGGGTACCACGCTCGCTACAATCATCGATGCGGATGGCAATGAGTTCCGCTTCACCACGGATGCGGCTGTTAGCTTCGGCGGAGCGGAGCTAGGACCCAAGACCGTCAACATTACCGCCACCGAGGGGGGACGAGCCAGCAACGCGGCTGTGGGACAGATTACCCGCATCATCGATAGCATCTTTGATACCACCATCGTTGTTACCAATCCCGCCTCTATGGCCGGGGGCACCGAGGAGGAAACGGACGAGTCTTTGCGCCAGAGGGTGCGGAGCTTTTTTGGTACCCTTCGCAGGGGCACCAAGGAGGCGCTTGAGTTTGGCGCTAAGCAGGTCCCTGGGGTTACCGTAGCCTTTGCTTCCGAGCAATCAGGCTTTGTCAACGTCTATATCAGTGACTCCTCTGGCAACTCCAACGCTCAGTTGATTGCGGACGTAACTACCGAGTTGGAGAACTGGCGCTGCTATGGAATCCCGGTGTTTGTCTATGGAGGCACCCCGCTTGTGCAGAACGTGGATTACACGATCACTACCAAGACCGGAGTGGATCCTGAGGTGCTCGAGCCTCTGATTGAGGAGGCCATTGAGTCCATCTTCGATAAGCTCACCCTTGGTGAAACCATCTACCCCGCTCGTTTGATCTCGGCAATCCTCGGAGTGGATATCGATAACATTACCAACGTGGTTATCAACACCCCCGCTGTTGCCCCCGTGATGGCCGGTAACCAACTCCTCAAGGCAGGGACTATCACTAGGACCTAATGAGTACCGCAGATTACAAAGCGCATGCGCTAGCGGCCCTGCCCCCTTGGCTTAGTAAGGGGACTAGGGCCTTTGAGGAGATGGAGGCTTTTGCCGATATCTTCCAGCGTGTAGATGATCAAGCGGCTTTCTGGGTTGACTTGTCCTACATTGATACGGCGGACCTAGGCCCCCCGGACTGGCTGAACCAGCACGCCAAGGATCGCGGCACCTATCGCCAGCTCGGGGAGACGGACGCTGTTCTCAGAGAGCGGCTACGTTCCTTCGCCGATGCGCTTACCCCCATCCTAATTCGAGAGACTCTTGCTGATCTCATGACAGCGGCGGGGGTTGTAGGGACCGTGGGGGTGCTCGAGCTTCAGCGTGACCGTGCTTATTTTGGTTCCTACACCCAAGAGGTTGGCACAGGGGGGACCTTCACCGCTCCCGTGGCCAACGTCCAGCAATTCACTCCTAACACCCTGTATGTAGGCACCCCCTACGAGACAGCCCCTCCTGCCAATCCTTATCAAGTTCTGTTTAGTGGGGCCGCAAATGCTGTGAACAATGGCACCCGCCTGATCACAGGACTCAACGGAAACGCCCTTAAGTTTACCAACGGTACCGGAGTTGCCGCTGTAGACGCTGGCGTGAGCTGGACGCTTAGCAAGCGAGATCCGGTCTTTACTACTATCGTGATCGATCAGTTTAGTAAGTCGTATCTCTCTAGGGGTTTCCGAGCGGCCAGTGCTATCCCTACTTTGCTCTTGATCTTTCCTTTTGGAACCTCCGCTGCGGATGCGGCGGGTATCGCCGAAGCGATCCGGCTAAAAAAGGGCGCTGGTATACGTGTAATGTATGAACGGAGGACTATCCCCTAATGGCTATTACCCCAAAGCAACTGCTCTTTAACGACGGTGAAGCCCTCTCGCACGCCGATCTCAACGATCTGCAAAAGCTTGCGCATGTCTTGACGATGGACGGCCTCGTTAGGGAAAGGGCTATCCGCTTCGATTCACCGGGTGTTTCGCTGGCTCCTCCCTTTGGAGGGTTCTATGGAACGGTGTACGCCCCCGGGGATGGCGCTGCCCTGATCTATTCCGCCACTACACGCAACGCGGCTTTTCGCGATGGAATGATTGCGGTTGCTAAGTCTGGGTCCCCGGCTGTGAACGGGATTACCCCCTCTTGGGATATGTATTGGGCCATTGCTGCGGAGATGAATAGCGTCCGCCCTGCCGCAACCACCAACCCACGGTGGGATATTCTCACCGTCCAGCTCACGGCTGAAACGGATGGGGAGTCGGAGGTCCGTCACTTCAAGGATGCTGTTACCGGGGCCCTTACTTCTCCCTCTCAAAACAAGCGCCGTAGTACCACCGCTGTCTTTACCTGGACCATGGGCACCGAAGCGGCTTCCCCCGTTGAGCCCTCTATCCCAGCGGGGGGCTCTAAGATTGCTTCCGTCATGATTTCCCCAGCAATGGGGGCCTTCGATCCTTTGGCAGACCCAGCGGAAATGAGGGATTACCGGGTTCCCTTTGGGGTCTCGAGCATCCAAACTCCTTGGGAGCTTGAGCAACGGGCCACAGCTAACGGCGCTACCGTAACTACAATCAATGGCTCGGGTCCGCATGCTCCTGGCCATCTATCGGTAACAGTAGGCGGAGGCACAGAACGATTTAGAGGATTTGCGCGCTGTCCATTTAGCTCGGCTAGGCAAAGGGTATATGGGTGGACCTGCTACGCCGATATTACATCGGGGGTAGCTACAGACGTGGATGTAGACATTACCGCGTGTATTGAAGGCTTGGCAGGAGATATCAATACCTTCGGGGCGGGAACATGGCCTAGCACTTCTCAAGACAACTTCTTTTTCCAACCAGACGGACCTTTGTGGGCCAACGGCTATCAGGCAGGAGTTGCGGCCGAAACCGCTCCCACCCTAACCTATATCCCAAAGCGCTTGTTTGGTTATATCTCAATCGATAGCGTTTCTGTAAACATGTCTCTTTATTACAATCGATGGATCGTGAAGGGGCCATAGGTGAGCCTCGCTCCTGCCAACGGTTCGGGTAGGCCAGTAGAGACGGAGCTAGATCTCCAGTCTCTCATTGCTATAGTACGAGAGGAGCTTAGGACCACAGCTCAGCCAGCCGCAGCCGCACCCCCTACACCCAAAGGGCCTTTCTGGTTTGATATCTCTAAGTTTGCCCTTGCTCTGCTCTCTTGTATCCTAGCGGCCTACTTTAGTGTTCAAGCCGCTCTATACGACCGTCCCACCAAGGAAGAGATCAACCCAAAGATCGAAAAGCTCAACGATCAGGTAGTGGACCTTAAGACTCAGCTCAGCGCGGTTCAGACTAAGGTTTCTGGGGTGGATGAAAAGGTTACGGAGGGTTTCCGTGACATTAAAGAGGCTCTAAGGAAAAAATAGTGTGGCTTTATTCCTATCATCAGGAGCGGTTTCAACCGGCTCCACAGCCTTAACTCCTGGTTACCCCTCCGGCGTAGCGTTAGGGAACAAGCTGTGTCTTCATGTCGCGAATAAATATCCAGGTGCCTCCCCTGTAACTCCTGTCGGATGGACAGCCCCCGCAAACAATCAAGCATCGGGGGGAGCCGGGGCCTCAGGGCCCGACTCTGGCTCTGTGCTCTCTACCGTTTTTACTAAGATTGCCGATGCTGCGGACGTAATCGCAAGCGCTGGTTTAGCTACGCTAGCTGTATCAATCCCTGGGGCTAACTCCTCCATGGCGAGAATCTACCGCTATGCCAAACAAACCCCAACTTCTACTTGGAACGAATCCCTAGCGGTTGGTAGTGATAGTGTTCCTGGAGTATCTTGGGTTGCAACAGGGAATGTTGATCCTGGCATTTCGGCCGGAGACATACTTCTTACATTTAGTGCTATCAACTCTGATACCTCCACCGTAACAGGGCATGCTTATACAGTCCCTGGTTGCTCTTTCAATGGGCCTATAACTGAGCGCTTGGATTTTGCAACGTCCGTTGGAGATGATCTTGCCTCCGGCGTAACCGATGGAACTTGTCATGTTGGACCCTCTACTGGTGTCCCGGTGTACACAGCTACGCGAAGCTCAACCAGTGGCAATGCCCCGGCCGGAGCTACAGTGTTTGTCCGGTTACGCGAAGTTGGTGGCACAGACGGTCCTAACGGATGGCGAGTTCCTAGTTGTGGTAGAGATTTTGAAGATGTAGGGGAAACCCCTCTTAGAAACGTGTGGCCTTGTCAAGTTGTGGGGGTAACCACAATCGGTTCGGATATAGGGCAGGCTTGGCAGAATGCAACGGTTCCAGGCAACCTCAATCTCAATCCCTTCGGGGATACAGCAACCCTCGGGCTATATGATGAGACCGTTTCTGGCTGGGCTCGAAAAGCTATTGGGGGAAATGACGGCGATCAGATTACGTGGAGACGCTCGTTCAATATGCTCACGATTGGAACTCAATCAGGGGCGCTAACCTCTATCTTGACCTTCCCTGCTCTCCCCCCTATCACTCGGCCTTTTATGGCCTTGGCCTCAGACGAAACCCCTGTCATGTTGTCCCTCCGAGCGGACGGAAAGCTCGAGCTAAAGTGTCAAGCCAACATAACCATTGGTCAAACCAACTACGTGGATGGTTCCCCCCACTGGTTTTGCTTCTACTTCGATAGAACAGCCGGAGTGGTGGCTCTCCAAACTGATAGGGAATTGATTACGGGTGTATATGATCCCGCCGTGGCAGGCGGAACAGGTAATGCGGGTTGGGGCTATGTTCAAAATACGGCTATAGATACGCCTTCCTTTAGGATGCTCTGGGCCGGCCACGCTATTGGAGCTAGCGCGGAGCGTAACTGGAGAACCTTCCTGGAAAACATGGGAGTGTCTGTAGCCTCCCCTGGACGGACACGGATTCGTTCCCTGGATATTCGTAGGGGAGAGCGAGTCGCTTCCCCCTACTCTGAGGAGCACACCTTCAAAGGGCGCTACTTTGAAGCGGATTGCTTAACCACGGATTCAGTGGGGGATTTTGTCCGCATTACTGGAGATCCGGTATCAGGTATCTATCAGGTTTCCAAGGTTTCAATTGATACCCCAACTCATATGCCGGCCATTGGGGTGATTACAGCCAAAACTACTCTAACCCGTTGCTTTATCCAAACTCAAGGGATCTACGTTGTTCCGGGGCTGATTTCTGGGCTAAGATACTGGATAAGCACAAGCTCTCAGCTAACCTCTATGATGCCATCCCCTACTCCCGGAAATACCCTACTGGCCCAGGTTGCTGGTCAATCTATCAGCGATACCGAGCTGATTTTGACTCTGCAAGCCCACGTTGTTAAGTTGAGGGGCTAACATGGCAAAAACTAAGCAGCCCACTACCGAGAATGGATTGGTCCTAGGGGAAGATTTGTTCTGGAGATGGAGAGCCCTGTCTTCAGATCATGAGCGTTTGATTTTGACGCTTCAAGCCAAGACCAAAGACCTAGAATTAGCGCTTTCCTTGGCTCCTGAGATAAGATCGCTTATGGAACAGCGGACCTCCCTTATAGGGGAAATGGCCACAGCCAAGTCCGAGCTTCTAACTATCCAAAAAGAGATTGAGGCCACACACAAAATTTTGCTTAAGGATTGCGCAATCGATGATCGAACCCGCCGGGTTTACAACCTAGCGGCAGACGGTACAAAGACTCCGATAGTGGGGAACGGGGGAAACAAAGCCCCTAAAAACGTTAGAAAAAAGGGGAGATAGACCATGGCACTGCGAAAGTTTCTGTTTCAGAACCAGACTGAGGGTTTCTTTGAGGAGCAAGCGGCAGCCGATGAGCTGTCTTTTGGTAAGCTTTCTCTTTCTGGCATTGGGGGTATTGCCCTTGATGCGGGTTCGCAGCGCATTACCAGCGTCGCAACTCCTACCGCCGGTACCGATGGGGTCAATAAGAACTACGTTGATTCCGTTGCCACTGGGCTTGATGTAAAGCAGTCTGTCCGAGTTGTTCCTACGGCCAGCTTGGCAGCCTTTACCGCTGCGGGCTCTGGTATTGGCGCAACGCTTACCGCCCCCACGGACTCCGCTACCCACAATACTCAAGACGGCGTGCTCTTGGCGGTTGGTAACCGCGTGCTGGTTGCTACCCGGGGTGGTTCAATGACCACTCCCGATGCGGACAACGGTATTTATACCGTGTTTTCGCTGGGTAACGGCGCTGGAACCAGCTTCGTGCTCACCCGAGCTGTAGACTTCGATCAGGACGCTGAGGTTACCGCCGGAGCGTTCACCTTTGCCACCGAGGGCTCGGCCAACGGAGACAAGGGTTTTGTCCTCGTTACCAATGATCCTATCACCGTTGATACCACGGCGCTTCAGTTCAGCCAGTTCTCCAGCACCACGGCGTTTACTTTTGATGCTGGTCTCTCGGAGTCCGGGGGCGCTATCAACGTTGAGTTGGACACGGCTGCGGATGCGCAATCTGCGGGCTCGGGTGGCGGTTCGTCCGGCCTCGAGTTTGATGCGGCTGGCGCGGCTGGCAAGCTCCGGGCTCGAGTTGGAGCAACGGGAGCTATCAACCGAGGGGCCGATGGTCTTATCCTCGAGCTTGACCCCCTGGCAAACACGGCGGGCTCTAACCCCACCGATGCAACCACCGCAACGGGTCTGAAGACTGTCCGTGCTCCTAAGACGGAGGAGAACTACATCGCTAACGAGGCGTTTGCGGTTGGGGACCCAGTGGCTTGGGCCGCTGGCGTAAACGATAAGTTGGCCAAGGGCCGAGCGGATACCGATGCTAAGTCTCGCATCATGGGTATCGCTAGGACGGCCTCCACGGCACTTAATGACACGGCTGGTATTGTCTCCGAGGGTGTGGCCACCGGGGTTCTTACCGGCGCTACGGCTGGGGATCCTTTCTACCTCCAGGATACGGGGGGCGTGGGAACCTTCGCAGCGGTCACGTCTGGTAAGCGGGTGATTCGTCTGGGCTTCGCAAAGAACGCTACGGATCTTTTCGTGGATATCGCGGACCTCGGTAAGAAGGCGTAAACCTTGAGGAAGTAGGGGAGGCATTACCTCCTCTACTCTTTTCTCCATGGACCGAGTTCAAGTCATAAAACGGGAATCGGCTGCCCAAGGAGGAGACGGGGCGGATGATGTTGATTATCTTGCGCCTATAGAGCCACAAGAGGATGCGATTGAGGCAGCGGGGCTATACCTTCAAAGCCTCACAGATCGCGATACCGCCGTCCTAGTATCAAGGGACGTAAACGATAACCTTACCTTTACAGACCCCGTAACAGGGACCAAGACTCTAGCTCAACTTTCCGTAGCGGCAAGCGGGGTTTCGTACAACGAGTTCCTACTTACAAATCCCCCCACGGCGGAAACCGGAACCCCGGATTGCACCTACACCCCTACCTACGTAGCAGGCTTGATTACCTTAGAGGCATATCGCCGATCAGACAGCACGCTTGTAAAAACAGTGGACTATACGTATACGGCTCGCAAGGTTACATCTAAGATTGTCAAGGTTTTTGCGGCCAACGGAACTACCATCGTAGCTCAGCTCACTTGGACCATCGTGTATACTGGAAATATCGTGACCTCCGAGACAGCTACAAGGGACGTCTAAATGGTTGAGATTGTCCAACTTCAAGGCGATCCATTTGTTAGGGCCATTGCCGATGCTATCGCAGAGGGGCTTCTTACTGGCCTAGCGCAGCAACGCTTTGGTTACTTCTCTACGCCAGCTGTCATCAGCACTTATCCCATCCGTGCAACTACTTACACCGAGCCCTCTGCTAACGCTCAGCGCTCTGTAGGGTCTTCTAGTGTAAACGATACCGCTGCTGGCTCTGGGGCCCGCACGGTTAGGATTACCTACCTCTCCACCGACATGGCTACGGTGAAGACCACGGACGTAACCCTTAACGGTACTACGGCGGTAAACACCTCCGTCTCCGATATCCACTTTATCGAAAAGATTGAGGTTCTTACAGTGGGGGCTACGGGGGCCAACGCTGGTACGATCACTTTGTTTGGCTCAACGGCTGGGGCAGGGGGCGTTGTCGGAACCATCGCTGCGGGAGACAACCAAACCTTCTGGGCTCATCACTACATCCGCACAGCGGTAAAGGCGATTATCAAGTCCCTTGACGCTTCCTCTACCGGCAACCTTCGTGCGTCCCTACGAGCCATCGATTGCACCAACGCTAATGCTGTGCTTCGAGCCGTGTCGGGAACCTATCGTTTTATCGCGGGGGGATCTGGCATAAACGCTGATCTCATTGTTCCGATTATGCTCACAGGACCGATGCGTGTAGAAATCGTTGGACGGCTAGAAGCTGCTACAGCCGTAGTCTTGTTTGGTTCCTTCGGCTTTTATGAGGCTGCCTAATGCCTAGCGTAAGCTTCGGCGCAAACCTAATTCAACGGCCTAGGACATGGGCTCAGCTCGAGGCTTTGCTCACCGCGTTTGGCTTGACTAGCTCCGACCTTCAATACGAGGAGGATGCGGACTCCTACGAAATCTGGATCCAGCAAAACAACAGCGTCTTTATCACTACCATTTTCAAGGGTACCGTTCCTGAAGGTGGCGATCAAGGCCAGAACGATACCGATAAGACGGACTTTCAAACCAACCATCAAGCCTCAGCCAACGGCGCTACGAAGCTAAATACGGATGCGGAGATTGTTGGGGGTGACATTGATATCACGTCTCTCCCCATGGCCGCTGATCGTCAAGCTACCGGAGTTATAGACGCTAACGGAGAGGCTGTTCAAATAAGCGCTGAGGGTTCGGGTGACGTGGTTATCCTTGTCACAGGGACGTGGATTGGGACCCTAGATTTCCAGTGGTCAAACGACGGAGGCGCTACTTGGAATGCCCTTGCCTCTTTCCCTCCTGGAGGGGTTCCTTTTGTTACCTCCACTACCACTAATGGGGGATGGACGATCAACAGCGCCGGGCTGCGCCTGATCCGAGTTTTCGCAAGCGCCTGGACGAGCGGTTCCGCAAACATCAACCTCAACGCTGGGGCTGGCTCCACGCTCGTAGCGGCTGCCCAAGGCTCTCCTACCGGAAGTATTAGCAGTGGTTGGCCCGTCAAGATCGTTGGCCAGAAACCGGACACTACCTTTGTAGTGGCTAGCTTTGATGATCAGGGGAGATTGGTCATTGCCCCAGCCAGTGCGGCTAGCACGCTTGCGGGCTTCGCTTTTGGGGATGTAACCCTAGCGACAACCGCTCAAGCTGTTATTAGACGCACAACCTACACCGAGCAAGCTGCCAACGCTCAACGCTCCATTGTGTCCACTAGCGCTGCGGATGCGGCTGCGGGGACAGGAGCCCGCACGGTTAGGATCACTTACTACAATGCGACGCTGGCAGGGCCGTTTACTGAAGACATTACTCTCAATGGCACTGCGGCCGTCAACACCGTAGCCACCGATATTTGTTTTATAGAATCGATGAAGGTGCTCACAGTAGGTAATGGTTCCAATGCCGGTACACTTAACCTCAAGGCCGCTACAGGCGGGGGCGGAGCAACCATCTGGAGTATCGCCATCGGAGATAACCAAACCTTCGGTGCTCACCACTACATTGCGGCTGGAAAAACCTGTTTCATTACTTCCTTTTCTGTAAATCATAGCGGAACGGTAGTTGGTTCAGGTGGAGTATTTGTCTGGAAAAATAAGCAGGTTCTTACGGCCAACACCATTGAGGCTCAGATCAGCGATTTTGTTCGGCTCTATGGTCAATCCTCTACCGCTACCCGAAACTACGGCACCCCTATCAAAGTGGTGGGCCCTGGTAGAATTCAGGCCTATTGCACCCCCGAATCAAGTAGCTCGGTAGTCTTTCGTGCCTCTTTTGACTTCTATGAGGAGGATACCTAAGTCATGAGTATCTCTCTTGCCCCTCAGCTCACGCAACGCGATAGCCAGTGGGCAGCTTGGAAAGCGGCCCACTCAGCTAAAAAGGGCCTCCATCAATACGAGGATGATGGGGGCGTGTATACAATCTGGTTCTACGATGGGCCGGAGGTTCACACCTGTAAGATCTGGAAAGGCTCTGTTCCCGATGGCGTGCTTTCCTCTTACTCTCAGTCCCAGAACGATACCGATAAGGCAGACTTCGAGGGGGGGCTTAAGACAACCGCCAATAAAACCATCGTGTCACAAGCCGAGGGGAGGCAAATCCTAGCTCCTACGTTTGAGGATGCCTTTGGCCTCACGCCAATCTGGCGCGGCTATCTGTATACCGCATCCCCCCTAGCTACCAGTATCTTCGATGAGCTGATCACTAGCGAGAGGCGCTTAAGAGGCGGATGGTATGAGCTTCTCGTAACTGGGCAAGCTGTCCTCGGTGACTACGTGGAGTTCTCCATCGTGGACAAAGATGACATGCTAGGACTTTTTGCAACCTACGGGCTCACCGTGGGGGTGGACGTGCTTGAGCTAAAGAAGTATGTCCGCAAAGATTATGTCAACCCTGGGATTTTTGGCCAGCGCCAAGAGTTTATGGTGGGGGGAGTCTTTCAGGTCATGGCAGGGCTTTACTTCCGAACCATCTACAAAAGCCTTGGCGCAGTCCCAGTCCAATTCAAAACCGTGGTGCTAGCCTATGAGTGACGAAACGCCAAAGGTGGTTGTTAACGGCCAAGAGGTCCCCCCAAGCAAAAAGCTTCGCTTGCGCGATTTGGGGTTGGATAGCGATGAGCTTGTAAAGCAAGCCCGGGAGAAGTCGGAGCCAAAGAAATGAGTCTTTACGTTCATAAGCCGGTCTTGGTGGATGCTGTACAGCTTCGCCCGGACAACTGGGACTCGGAGATGGTTCCCTTCCTTGGCACAACTCACTACAAGCTAGACCAAGAGAACGAGGGTTTCCGGCTTTACCTTCATCTGGAGTATGCCATGAAGGTAGCCAACGAAAACGATTGGATTGTTAAGGATGCTTACGGAGAGCTGTTCTGCTACTCCCCTACTCTCTTTGATGAAAACTACTTGGTGAGCATATGAGCAACTCAGCGGTAGCCATTCTCATGGCCGTAGTCTTTTGCGTGGTGGTTGGGATAGATATCTGGCTTGCAGCGGACGGTAAGGACGGCAACACTTACTCCGAGCGTATCCGTGCTTGGGGAAAGCGTTGGCCCCCCTTCCGAGCGGCTGTGCTCCTGTTCCTTGGTGTGCTTGCGGGACACTGGTTCTGGTGAAGATGGAAGTAGCTATAGGGGTTGTGAACGGGGTTAACACCGCGTTTGCCACGTCTACAGATTACTTCCCTGGGTCCGTGCGCGTCTTCACCCCAACGCTTCAGCTCCCCGTTGAGGTGACCGAGCTAGGAGGGACAGCCTTCGAGCTAGATGAAGCCCCCCTTACGGACGATCTGGTTTACGTAGCCTACAGGTCTATCGCATGAGCTATCTGTCTCACTTCGAGCCCTTGGCCGGAATCGTGAATGGAGTCAACCGAGACTTTACCGCGAGCACGGCTTTTGTGACCGGGAGCGAGGTAGTTTTTGTTCGCGGCCTCCCCAGACGTAAGGACTGGGAAGATGGGTGGGTAGTAACCGATGCTTCCCTAGGCCAGATAAAGCTCAATGAGGCCCCCCTAGCGGATGATGATGTTCAGATGCTCTGGCTGGAGGATATTCCTACCCTCCCAGAAACAGAGGTAACTCCGCTTACTTGCTTCATCTCGGATGTTGAAACCTTGATGGGGACCATCGAGGCAGCGGAGCTAACGGGCTGTCTGGTAGAATCGGAGGAAGTCTCCGTCTCGGTGATCGATTCTATGGCTCTTTCTGGGCATTTGGTAGAGTCGGAGGAGATTACCGGACAGATAGAGGGATGCCTGTGAGCTGTGCAATCCGAACCGATCTCAGCATTTTGGCAGGGTCTTCCAAGACCTACCGCCTAACAATTTACGATGAGCTGGGAGTCCTCCTGGATCTTACAGGCTCAACGCTTTACTTCACGGTCAAGACTCAGGCCGGAGTGCTTCAGTTCCAGAGGGTCTCTACGGATACCGCTCAGATTGAAATCCTCCCTCAGACCGGCGCAACGCTTGGCCAGGCGGACGTAAAGCTAGTTCCCAGTAATACGGCTTCCATGCCAGCGGCAGAGTACAAGTATGACGCTTGGATCGTGCTGGTCTCCGGCAAGCGCTATGCCATTATTCCCCCCTCTATCTTTAGGGTAGAGATTCCCGTCACTGTGATCCCATGATGAATTGGATCCTCGGAGGCTCCGCCTTCGTTGCGCTGGCCGCTTGTGCCATCATGTCTTGGCTCTATGCTAGGGCTAAGATTGATGCTAAGGATGCGGACTCGGCCCGTAACGCGGCTAACCAGACGGTCAAGGAGCTAGCCTCCGAGTTCAACGATTACCGGGCAAGCCGTGAGGCGCAGCTACACGCCCTCCGGGGAAAGATTAAGGAATTGGAAAATGAGCTACTTACGTGTACTACTCCTGGGGCTCGTCGCAAGCTTATCAACAGCCTGTTGCAAAAGGCAGGTAGTAAAGGTTGAGACCATTACCAAAGCTTGCATCAAGGAGCCCCCTCCCCCCACTCCAGGCGAAGTGATCTCCGAGTGCGAGGGCTGGGAAGGCTGTATTACCTTTGACAACATGGGCAAGCTTGCGGCCTACCTAATGCAGGTTGATACGTGGATGAAGGATGCTTGGGCAGGCTGCCAGGCCAAGGAGAGATAGTATGCAGACCAAGGGCAATGCTTGGCGCTACCGCCGTGGCTGCGCTCATGGGTAGCGGAGCTATGGAGGGCGGGATGCTCGGCTCAGCTATTGCGACCATCGCGGCTGCCTTGGGCGCTGCGGGTTACTCTAGCGCTCGAGCCTTTGCCAAGGGTAAGAACGGTAAGCCTGCCTACAAGACCACGGAGTTTTGGCTTTCAGCCGGAGCTGTGGTTGTGGGCGCGTTAATGGCCGCTGGGGTCTTTGCAGACGGCTCTATGCCAGCCAAGATCGTGGGCGTTGGGGCCTCGCTTCTCGGCTCTATGGGCTACATGGCTCGCTTTCAGCTCCCCCCGAAGGCTTAAGCCATGGCCACCCCGGACGTTGGAAAACAAATCGTCAAGGTTGCTGTCCGTCAAATCGGTTACGGAGAGGTTGGCGCAAACAACGAAGGCAAGTTTATCAAGGCCATCGGGGGCACCCAAGGCGAGGAGTGGTGCGCAGCATTCGCGGGCTGGTGTGGAGAACAAGCTCACAAGGAACTAGAGCTTAAGCTCCCCTGTGCCCGAAGCCTAGGGGCTAAGAAGATGGGTAAAAACATCGCGGGGGCAGGCTCCAAGTTCATGGATCCTCTCCTAGCCAAGCCCGGAGACTTCATCGTCTGGCACCGTGGGACTCTCGGTTGGCAGGGCCATATTGGCGTGGTGGAAAAGGTGGTTGACGGGCTGGTCCACACCATTGAAGGGAACGTGGGCAAGTATCCCGCCAAGGTAAAACGCCTTATCCACGATGTAAGCAAGGAAAAGCTTGCGTTTTTTGCGACTCTGCGAAAGTTGACCTAACGGTCAATATTCTTA